GAAGTTCCCACGCCGAAGGCGATGATGCCCCAGGTTCCAGCCTCATCAGGGTTGGTGGTGATGTAGATGTACTTCGCCTCGCCAGCCGCGACGACGATGATGACATTGCCGTCGTAGTCGGCCACGGTGAACGTGTTGGCGCCCACGTTGCGGATCAGCGCATCCTGCCCGACGGACGCTTGGTTGGCCGGCGGCATGCGCAGCACCAGCCCACCCGAGGTGGCCGTGACGTTCATGATCCGCGCCGCATAGTTCGCGGTCGCGTTGCCGTTGACCGGCCACTCCAGGGTCGTGTTGGCCGACAGCGTGATGCTGCGGTAGGAGACGTCAGTCGGAACGATGACGTTGCCGGTGAACGGGCTGTTGAAGCTCATGCATCCCTCGCAATGGTTTGGCGGTCACCGATGCGGGCGACGTCCTCGACCTTCAGCACCTGCATGACCTGATCGTATTGGGCCTTCCACATGGGGATGCGCTCGTCGTTCTTCAGGAACGGCATCGCCTGCAGCAGAGCCCCGTACAGAAGCGCCTGGGGCGCGTACTGAGTGAACCAGTTCGTCTGGTTCGACTCGTCCAGAGGCTGCGACCGCTCGTAGTACAGCACCTCGTAGTTGTACGCTGCAGCCGGAGTCGGCGCCACCAGCCAGTGCGTGTAGTCGTAGTCGCAGTAGTACTCAGGAACGTCCTCTTGCGTCGGATCCGGCCAGTACTCCCGCAAGTACTCGTACTTCCGCAGCAGCACCGGCCTGCGCTCTCCGGCCACCGTGACGTTGATGGAGACCGTCTTCCGCCACCGGGCCGGCTTGTCGATCGTCGCCTGCCCCTGGACCATCGTGCTCGTGGCCACCGTCAGGTTCCCGAGAAACTTCAGTTCCGTGGCGATCACCTGCTCAGCCAGCATGATGAACGTCGGAATCTTGTCCAGCGTCGCCGCGTCGGTGCGCTCAAGGTAGGACCGGATGTCCAGCACCAGACTGTCGTAGGTCATCACTACCGCAGGCATCACCACACCTTCTTCTTGATCGATTCAGGCTGCGGGACATACTGCTGCCCGCGCTTGGTTCCTTCGCGCTTTGCCCGGCTGGTGGCCGCGTATTCAGAAGGTGTCAGCTTCTCGCGTGCCGCCTTTGGCAAGTACCGCTCTCCGGTCGCTTCAGAACCCTGGGTGGACGGTTTCCCTGAGCGCGTGCCCCAGTCCTCGCGCGTCCACCGCGCCAGGGCATTATCCGCCCTCTGAGGGCCTTTGTAGCCCCCGCCGCTACGTTGGTATTGCTGAGTCGCCATTTGCGCCTTACGGGCGCTCCATTGGCCTGGAGAGCCCCCTTTGCCAGACGCCTTGACGTTGGCGACGATGCGCTTCCACTTGGCAGGATCGGTCTTGACTGCGCTCATCTCAGGAACAGCGCACGTTCATCCGTACGCCGCCTCACAAGCCCGGGAAGCTCCCGGCCGCCGGCCTTCGTCCACTGCATGAACGCGTCAGCCGCCCCTTCAATGTCGCCGCGGTTGGCCTTCATCCTGATCTGGCTGCGCTGCAGGTTGCCTAGACCGGCGTTGTACGCAAAAGAGACCAGAGCGTCAAACCGCCCTTGACGACCAGCACAGCCGGGAACCAGACGTAGAACACCTCGCTCAAAAGCAGCGACGTCAGCGTCGAAAAGCGCATCAATCTCTTCCTTGGACCAGACACGGTTGTGCTCCGGGCGTAGCGGGTAATCCCGCCTGATGAAGCCTTCATACCCCTCCCTGCGAACCATGGGAAGCTGAATCTGGTCTTGGTACAGGACGTGCCCGTACCCGACCGTCCAGATGTGCGCCGGGCACAGGTACGGCTTTGTCCTGTAGCCCTCGTACCGGTGCATCAGCGCAGCGCCCTCCGGGCTCAGCTTCACTTCTTGCTCCACTGCCTGCTGCCGAACCAGAACCCGATGATCCCGCCCAGCATGGCCATCTCGTCCTCGCTGAAGATGATCGCCGTCACCCGGATCAGGTCATCCACCGACTGGATCAGGCCCGGATGCTTCCAGACGTACAGCGTCAGAGCAGCGTTGATCAGGACCAACTCGATGATGAAGATGTAGGTCACGGTCGGCCTCACCGTGCCGACGTAGTTGGCAACCCAGCGGCTGGCCTTCTCCAGCACCTTCTCATCGTGCCTGAGCGCCGCCTCGGTCATCTGCGCCTCGGTCTGCATCGCCACCTGCTCGACGCGGATCTCCTCCATCTTGGCCTGGGAGGCGTACCCCTGAGCCGCAAGCTGGAGCTCTCGCTCGGTCTGCAGACGCGCCAGGGCAATCTCGTGCTTCTGATCAGACTTGTTTTGGAAAAACTCCAGCAGCTTGGGCAGGCCGCTGATCAGCAGACCACCGAGGGTCGAAAGCAAAGAGAGCATAGTTACCCCTTGGTGGAGATGACATCGTCGCCGCGCTGCACGGTGACACGGTCGCCTTCGACGTTGACCTTCATGGTCGGCTCCTGACGCTCAGGTTTGTCCAGCCGGCTGATCAACTCCTTGATGATCGTGATCTCCGGCTTCTCTTCCTTCTTGGCCTCGTTCACGATGCCGTTGACCATCTGGATCAAAGCCATCGTGGCCGTGGCCACCAACCCAATCACGGCCGGCAGCGCTTCAGACGCCAAGAAGGCCGACGACACCACGCCCACAAGCACCAGCAGGAAGATCCAGATGATGGCCGTCTTGCCGATTGACTTGGCAGCGACCTCCTTTGCCGTAGCCTGGGCCTCAAGCCTCTGAAGCTCAACCGCCGCCTGGGCCTTGAGCGTGCGCAGATCAGTCAGGTCCATTACTTTCTCCCTTCTTGGTCGTGTGCATCTTGTGCCACCTGTACAGCAAGAACGCGATCTGCAGCACCACATAGACCAACGTGGCCCACAGGATCAGATCGTTCACCTGGATGCCGGCGACGGTCGCGCCAGCCACCGTGACAGGCGGAGCGGCCTTCATCGCCTCCGCCGTCAGATCGGCCTTCTGTTGCATGTTCAAGCTCATGTTTTCTCGCCACCAAGTGGCCTCCAACTGTACCCAATCACCACCGGCAGAACATCAAGAACACGCCGGTCGTGACTACCGGCGGCGGCGTTGCCGACTCAAAGTACCAGCCCAGCGACCCGTTGTTGGTTGAGTTCGCTCCGGCGTACCACGTTGTGGTCAAGTCATAGGCGCGAATGCCCGTGATCGTCAGGTAGTCAGGCGTGGTCACCGCGCCCGAGGTCAAGACCAGCGTCGCCGGGGATGAGGCAGACGTACCTGTCAGCGTCAACACTCTTCCGGCTTCACCAGCAGCGGTGAAGTTGCCAACACGCTGTGTCGTTGTGCCGAAGGCGATGGTGGTGGCACCAGTGGCCTTGTAGGTGTTGGTGATGTTGGCGAAGGTGTTGTTGCCGCTGATGGTGAGCGTGCCTGCGCCGCCTTGGTTGAGGGTGATGTTGGTGTAGGCTACGCTACCGCCTGCGAAGGTCTTGGCTGATGCAGAGGTGAGGCTGATGGTGCCGGTGCCGGTGACGGTGAGGTTGGTGGATGTGCTTGCATCCCACACAGTAGACGAAACAGTAAGCGACCATGTGCCGGTCCCTAAATAAATAGAACGAAGTGTGTTATTCGATGATGATAATACACCAGCGGTTACATTATATGTCGCTGCGTCAAAGATGCCCCTAGTTACCAATAATCCGTTTGCGTTTGACCACGCAATAGCGTCTTGTAATAAAACTGTACCGCTTGGACTATCAACCGCAATTGTTTGTGTAAAAGATTTGCCAGCGCTGGTAATCGTCTGACTTCCTCGACCAGCAAACGTCATCGCCCCCGTGCCCGTCAGCGTCGTTCCCGTACCATTTACCCAGTTGCCGTAGATCGCTGGTGTGGTTGAGCCTGTCGCCAACGTCATCGTATTCGTCGTCCTAGCCGACATATCGATGGTGCCGATGTTGTACGCAGCATTGACGGTGACGGTGGCTCCGCTGTTCAACCCCGTAGCTTCAAAGAAGCAGGTGTCCTGTGCCAACGGGAAGTCGTTGATCGCGGGCGTTCCACCGCTGCCTGTAGCCCAACCAATAGCACCGCCCCAGTTGCCACCAGCAGCAAGGTTCCAATACTTGTTCGCCGCAGCCGTGAACGTAATGCCGCTGTTGCCTTTGCAATCTCCGATGCGCGTGCCTGTTGCTGGCGCTGCTGCACCGGCTATGGTGATGTCTCTGAAGTCGACGTCAGTGAGGCTGACAGCCGCGCAGGTCAGTGTGCGTGTGGTGCCGATGATGTCAGAGCGAACGAAGTGACGCATCGTGGCGTTGGTGCCTGCTGAACAGGTGAAGGTGCCGGTGATGGTCTGGTTGGCTGTGACGCTGATGTTCTTCAGGCCAGCAGAGGTGATGCCGGTGAAGGACAGGTTGTTGAAGGTGTTGGCTCCGTTGAGGGTGACGGCGCCTGCGGAGGTGCTGGTGAAGGCTACGTTGTAGAAGGTTTTGCCGTTGCCTGAGAAGGTTGGAGAAGTAGCAGAGCAGTTAATTTGTGCTGTGCCCGCTGTGACGGTCAAGTTGGCAGCGTTGGTTTCGGTCGTGCCAAAATTTATTGGTCCGCTTGCAGACAAAGCAACAGTTCCAGATCCAAGATCTAAAGTCCTAGAATGTGCGTTGTCGCTGGAAATAGAACTCGCCGTAAAATTGTACGTATCAAAATCAAACAACCCATTAATAATGGTTATTGTAGAATTTCCTATATTAAGGGCGCTGCCTAGCGTCCATTCAGAACTGACACCGTTTACATCAATTGAGGACGCTAACGCAACTCCATTTGTCGTCAACACTTTGCCTGCGGTAGACCCAGAAAGCGTAATTACCCCCGTGTACGTTCTCGTCAGCCCTGTCGCAGGCAGCGTCACGTTGCCGTGAATGCCAACAATAGCTGTGCTGCCTGCCAGCGTCACGTTGCCCACCAACGGGCCTGCAATGGTGAGAGCTTTGCAACGAATGCCACCAGTGACAGCATTCACCGTGGCTGTGTAGGCTGTGGCGTTGGACAGGCTGTCGAAGACAACATCATCATGGCTTCTCGGCACAGACGCGCCTGAGCCTCCACCAGACCCTGTAGACCAACGAGCGGTGTCGCTCCAGTTGCCTGTGCCACCAACCCAGTAGCGTGTGCTGTCGGCAGGCTTGGCTGTGCGGTAGACAGGCGCTGCCGCCGTGCCTGTGCTGTTGGCCCCTGCGTAGAACTCACCAGGGCTTGTGGCAGCAAAGCCAATCGAGCCCATAGCAAGGTAGTCAATGCTGTCTGTGCAGGCTCCAGCGAGGATGTGGGCAGTGCCTGTGCCGGTGAGGGTGACGACGTTGCCTACTGTGCCCGTCACCGTCCATTTGCCGAAGGTCTGCGTTGTGGTGCCAAGGGCAATGGTGTGGGCTACGGTTTTGGTGCTGGCAAGTTCGGTGAATTGGTTGTTGCCGGTGATGGTAGTGGTAGACGTGCCGGTGGCGCCGCCGATGGTGAGTTTGTTGTAGGAGAGACCGCCGCCGCCAAAAGTTCTAGCGGACGTACTCGTGTCGGATAAAACAATATTGGCAGTGCCTTTGTAGAAGTTTAGATTTGTTGCCCCTGCGCCGACATCCCAAATTGTGCCTGTACTTGAAAGCGTCCAAGTACCAGACCCCATTTTTAATCCTCAGATCGGAAGAGCA